GAGCCCGAACGCAATTGGTTCGCATGCAAAACCTACAATATGTTGATAACTCAGACCCAAAGAACTTTGGCCTCAACAAATAATTGGCAAGATTTACCATTTGCAAATCCGGTAAAATATATTGCTTTTCCCGCATTAAAATACGACAATTACTATCCATATGGTAACATGGATATGTATCAATTTAAAATACAAATTAATGGAGTTGATATAGGTGAGTCTCGAGGACTTCCGCATTGGACCAATGTTCCCTTATATTATAATGTAAAATGGGGATTACCAGTATCGACCGATGTGTATCCTGATTCGGAGCCGGGCCTCTCGGGTCTGGCCGTTATATCATACTGTCTCGACACTGCGAGTTTAGAACCGACCGGAACTCTCAACCTTTCCAGAATTGATTCTTTCCGTATCGTTGCACCGACAAAAATTCTCAAAGCATTAAACGGAAGTGGTATAAACGCACTGTGTTATCGGTATACGAATGATGTAGACTATATTTACGCCGTAAATTACAACATCCTCAGAATTCAGGATGGTATGGGCTCGCTCCTTTACGCATCTTAAATATCCGCACCTAGTATAAATGAGCATTCAGCTCGTGTCAACCGGGCCCCAGGATGAATGGCTCACAGGGCAGCCCGAGATGTCCTATTTTATATCAAATTATAAAAGGGCCACGCACTTTGCTCATTCGCTCGAGCGCCAAGTCATTCAGGGAACTCCGGCCCCGGGGAACATCTCTACGGTCCGGTTCGAGAGAAAGGGTGACCTGTTGAATTATGTGTATTTAACGGCCGTGTCAAATGATGAAAGTATGATAAAAAACACACCAGTTAGTAATTTATGGTTAAATACGATTGATAAGATAGATCTTTATATAGGAGGTCAATTAATCGATTCACATGACTTCAAATATATGAATATCATTGAACCTATTACCGGTTCCCAGAATCTTTCACAGTTAAATATGTCACAAGGAGATTCTTACTTTTTTCCTCTTAAATTCTTTTTTTGTAAGGATTGGACAACCTCTATCCCTCTTGTGGCCCTACAATTCCATGATGTAGAGATAAGAATTCGTTGGGCGTATCCAACAAGTCCAGAATTCAGTATAGATTTGCTTCAAATACAGGTTTGGACCAATTACATTTATCTAGACACCCCCGAACGCACGTGGATGGCCAGTAACCCGCTCGATATTCTGATTACTCAGGTTCAGACGGTCGGACCCGCAAAATCTGCTGTTCAAGAACTCGCCTTTGCGCATCCCATAAAATTCTTGGCGTCTCGGGCGTGTAATTACATTGAAAAACCCCCGTATAATACACAGCCCGCAAAAGTTGCTCAACAGCGTTTGCTCTTACAAATTAACGGAATTGACGTCGGGGACATGAGACCTTTGCCCCACTGGACTGACGCGTCTACTTATTATCATACACCCTTTGGCTGGTTAAGAAATCCTGAAAATGATATAGCCGTAACAAACGCTATTCCTCCAAATTTCGTAGTTATTCCTTGGTGTCTCGACACGGCCGACTTGCAGCCGACCGGAACTCTCAATTTTTCAAGACTTGATTCTTTCAGGTTGGTCGTGCCGAGCTCGACCACAATCGCGGCCGTTTTTAACGGGAACAATATTTATGCCCTAAATTATAACGTTCTGCGAATTGATAAGGGACTTGGGTCTTTGCTCTATGCATCATAAATGGCGAAATATTTTACTTGGAATATCCCAGTATGCCTCGAGAGCGACACAAAGCTATAGCTATACCGATGAGTGAAATAGGAGGCCTAAAGAATTTTTTGATAGTTCATGATAGGCGCTACCGAGAATGGACCTTTGTGACGGGCGGATGCAGACGTCGTGAAATCTATAATCCACTTCGATGCGCAGTCAGAGAACTAGAAGAAGAGATGCGAGGCCTCATAAATTTGAAAAAGGGGTCCTATTCCTATTTCAAATTTACGACCGATACACCCGAACCGAGGGATATCGAGGATGGAGTCGACGTAATCAACCATTACCACGTGTATATTTTCAACCTACCAATGACTGGAGCAGAACACAAGCATCTTATCAAACGTTTCAGCGAAGAAAAGAAGAAAATGGAAGGAGCCGAGGTTCCTTTTCGCAAAAATTATGACGAAAATGACGAGTGCCGGTTCGAAAACCTCGATTCGATCACAAAGTGCCCGAACCTGTGGCCTATGATCCGGCGGCACGTCCTCGGAAACCCAGAGTTCACTCAGGCACTGGGATCAAACAATTGGACCCCTTTTAATTTAAATTCTATCGTGTAAAATTCTAAAAATTAAATAATTCGACTATTTTAGAATGACCCGGTCGAAGATTGAGTTGGCCACTATACTTGCGGGCCTCAGAGGCAAGGGTGAAGACCCAGCTCAGATTGCCCGTGAAATGTCAGTCATGAAGTTGTTTGCCGAGATTCAGAAGATTGAGGACGAGGCGCCCCCTCCGAAGGCACCCGAGGCTCCGAAGGCTCCCGAGGCCTCGAAGGCCCAGAAAAAGAAGCACATTCTGTCTTGGCTCGTGGATTCATCAGATGAAGAATAACTTTAAGAAGAAAACTTTATTTAAATAAATGACAATAGACCGATGGAGAATCCCAAAGGGCTCCGGGACTCACGTCCTCATGAATGGTGGAATTCTTCTCGTGCCCGATGAAGAAATTCAGGAGTTCCACAGGGTCTATCTGGAAACTATTAATTCTGGAACAAAATTGTATGTCGTCGAGCAAAAGACCGAGCGGTTTAATTTTTTCGTGGACCTTGATTACAAGGCCAAGGAAAAACTGAGCGACGGAGACCTTTATCAATTTTGTGACATAATTCATTCGGCCATAGGGGTCGATCGAAAATTCTATGTAGCCCGAGCCCAACCCAGACCTCTCAAGGATGGTCTGATAAAGTCCGGAGTGCACATTCACTGGCCCGGGTTGGTTGTGACCAAAACCAGAGCTCTTCAATTGAGAACTAAAATTATAGAGGAACTCGGAGAAGGTCCCTGGGAGCAAATAATAGACGCATCCGTCTACGGTGGTTCAGGTCTGAGGATGCTCTGGTCACACAAGAAACCTTCCGGAGATCCCTATATACCCAGAGATTTACCAAAGACGGTCGAAACCTTGAATCTGATGTCGATCCGGGTGACCGGAGAGGATGCTCAAGCGAGCAAGGATCTCATAGAGGTCGATGGCTTGTCTGAATTTATTCGACGTTCGATCAAGGGTCAAGACCATATTCGATCCGTGAAAGTCCGAAGGCACGAACACGACGGATGGTTTCTTCAGACCGACTCGACCTATTGTGAAAATATAGGTCGCCCGCACAAGTCGAATCACATCTGGTTCAATATACGGGCCGGTCGAATTTCACAAAGATGTTTTGATGAAGAATGCAAAGAGTTCAAAGGGGCCGAACACATTTTGCCTCCTTCGATCGTTGATAAACTAACCGATGTAGCGATTGTGGGAAGTCATTCGACATCTGTTTTCAAGGAGTTTTTTTCGGGTCCTCCACCATCTGCCCGACCCACATTTGGAGCCGGGCCCGCTGCTTTTCGAACGGTCGGTTTCTAAACTTACTTAAACGTAAAACTTATTTCTAGATAAGAAATGTCTACAACCCGGTATGGACGCGTGTCCAAGCCTCCCGAGCGCTACGAGCCTCAAGAGCAGGTCGAGGATGATTATGCCGACGATGATTATGATACCGATGAGTCTGATATTGTATCGGGCGATGAGGATGAGGACGACTCGGACCTTGATTCTGAAGATGATGCTGACGAAGATGGAAATCTAGATGGATTTGTTGTTCCAGATAAAAGCGAGAGTGATGTATCGGACAGTGATGGAGAGACCCCCGTTTCTGTCAAACAGCGAACCGCCGCCGTTCCTGTCACAGGGAGAACCGCAGTCAAAAAGCGACCAGTCCGAAAAGAGGCCGACAGTAAGCTGGACTGATATCGAGCCCGAGATCGAGCCCGAGCCTGTTCGCGAGGTGTGGACACCGGAGCCTCAGCGTTATCGCGATGAGCCGCCTCCCTGGGAGGCCCAGACACAAACGCTTCTCCCGGCTCCCTTCAATAACCCCATTGCCCTTCTGCTCCTCGGTGTAGTCATTGGAGTTATCATAATGAATATGCGCCCTATTATTGTCAATCCGGCCCTTAAGTAAATTCAGCCGGACTCAAATTTGATAAAACATCAGACTTTCCTTCAAAGTCGCCAATTGGCCCAGATGGGTCTTTATATATGTCTTCTTGGACAAATCCTATCCAGGGATTTGCCCTAATTAACGGATCTTGAAAAATATCGGACTGATATTTTTCAGAATTCTTCGCCTTGACCAATACTACAAAAAGTAGTATCAGTGCAAGGACCAGTGCTATAAACATTATTATTTATACATATTTTAAGTTGCTGCTGCGGCCGCCTTGCGCTCCTCGATCACCTTGGCGACCCGCTCGTCCGCAATCTTTACGAGCTCGGGCATCTCCTTGTCCGGAAACTCCTTTGTCAGATCGTCAAGGAGCTCGGCCGGATGGGGAATCGGTGGAACATCCGGCTTCGTGTAGTATTTGGAATTCTCATCGGCCGGATCGATATACGGAAACTCGCCCTCGGCCGGCTTGGCCATCATATCACGCTTGCGCTTCTCGAACATAGAAGCGGCCTGGGTCTGATTCTCCTTATACTTGGTCATGATCTCCTCGAGCTTCTCGTTCTGGTAATGAACATCCTCAATCTGAGTGCGGTCCGGTGGAATCAGAAGCCACTTATACATATCGACCACATAGATGTCAACGAGCGCATCCTCGCGCTGAAGCCGCTTGGCGTGATTTGCCGCCTCATCGCGGGTCGGAAAAGCCCCACGAATCTTCAAACCGAGCTTCTCATTCTTCTGGGGAAGATCGGGGCCAACAAAGGACACGCACGCAAAAAGCTGTCCAGGAACGGTCAGGTAATCTTGCTCTAGGGAACCCATATAAAAGAAAGAAGCTTGTATCTTTTAAGTGATGGAACAAATTCGAAGGCTTCATAATTCTTGCAAAAAGGACCTTATCAATTCAAATGTTCGACCGGGTGACACGGTTCTGGATTGCGGGTGCGGACGCGGGGGTGACTGGTGGAAGTGGAAGGCGGTCGGGGCCCGCGTGTTTGCCATAGATCCGGACGCCGAATCTCTCACCGAGGCCGAGAGTCGGGCCCGCGAGGCTGATTTCCCCGTGTTTTTCTTGGGAACGGGCGACATTCGACAGGCTGCATTCGCCGGACCTTTTGACGTTGTCTGCTATAACTTTTCACTTCACTACATTCTGAATTCTTGGGAAGACTCCATCAAAGGGATCGGATGCGCCGTAAAGCCCGGGGGACTCCTGATTGGCATCGTGCCCGATAGGAACCGGGCCTTGGCGATGGCTGATAAATATGGAGAGTTTTCTGATAGGTTAGAAAATCAATTCAAGATATGGAGAGGTGGGCGACAGCTCCTCATCGGCCTGGCCGACGGGCCCTTCTATGCTGACGGACCCAAGGACGAGCCTCTCTTGGACCCCGGAACCCTCATCGAGGCCCTCAAGGGCGTCGGGCTCGAACTGATCACTTGGGAACCAATGATCCCCAAGCCCAACAAACTTATTTCCGATTTATATTCAAAATTCGTTTTTAAAAAAATTGTGAATGAGTAAGGGATGATAGTTTATTGTCTAATTTTAATATTAATTGTAATTTTAATAACTCAACGAGAACCACGGATATTTATCAAACTCAAAGAGCGTTACGCACAGATAATAGACGTCCTTCAGCAGACCGGAGACCCTACGTGGACTCCCGTCTTGACCCCGTCGATTCTGACGGGGATGAGGGGCTGGACCAGGGCTCAGGGTGCCATAG